TCTACTTCATCACCAACGGCAAATTCAGTTGCAACCGTAGAATACGCGCACACATAAGAAAAATCAGCAATAGACTTACGTGCGGGGATAAAAAACTGCGTCGCAGAGTTGATTACCTCTACACCATTCAGCTTTATCCATACTGTAGCATAATGAGAAGCGACGTCCGTGTTAACAAATTGTAAGCTATAATCTATTTTGTATACGCCAGCGTAGTCTGCGGTAACCGAACCCGGAGAATTAAGGGTAAATCCAGCTCCAGAATCCAACGTACTCCAGTTAACAAGTGTAGGAACATCATCCCCGGTAGCATATTGGTCTGTGTCGTCAGAAACCGCGATATGTGGCAAAACAAGCTGGTCGCCCCTACCCTTAAAATATTCGGCCTGTAAAGGAGTTTGCGAGTCTAAACGTCCGAAATACAACTCCAGCACCTGTATAAGCTGCCGCATGTAAATAGAATCATACGTCTGCGGGGGGATAGGTAAAGGACTAGACCTGAATTTTTCCATCGCCATAGTGTTACCTCTGCCCGTCTTCTCTGCCGTCTAAACGTATCGTACCCAAAGACCAAGCTACCCCCAAATCTTCAGAACTTACTTTAAGCGCCATCTGCCTAGCACGAGCGCGAATGAATACTTGTTGTGTAAAAGAGTCAACACTGGTCTCTATGACATTCGCGGTATCGTCGTTTGTTGTGTTAAAAGCAGAACCGGGGAAGTTTCGGGTGCGTATAGTAAGGGCTACTTCCGGGTTTTCTACTGTAGATGAGTCAAACGAAATATCGGGAATCATGCGTTTGGTTAAAATAAATTTATCCCCATCCGCGAGGTCAAAGTCATTGGATTGAATATAGGCTTCTATTGCCGCGCCATCAGCATCAGTGCCGTACTCTTGGTTGTAAAACGTACCTATCTGGGTATCGTAATCGGTGTCTATGGCCTGCGGGTAATGACGCAAAGGAGAATCAATCCATGCCGTGCGGTTAATTGAGCCAAAATACCATATGTTTTCGCCGTAATTATAAATCACATATCGGTCTACCGTTGCGCTTGTAGCACTGGGGTAGAACCACCAAACCTCGTTAAACGCTTCGTTTGTGCCAGATATAATCTGGTCTGCCTGCGTAGTATTCATATTACCAAATACATACTTCCTTACCGTACACGGCAGGGTATCCACACGGCCAGAATAGACATAGAACTTATCTATGCCCATCCAATATGTAATGTTGTTAGCAGTCACTACCCCACGCGGGGACATTATGGAGATGTTGTCAGCGTATTCCTGCAACGCAAACACATCGGTAGTACCCAAAAACTGCAAAGAACTTAAACTGGCATCTGTCCAAACAAGTATCTCCTGTCTGGTTGGCATAGCACGAACAATTCTGGAGCCTCGTGAAACCCTTAAAAACCCTGCTGAGTTCGTTACCAACGGTTCCCACTGCCCCGGGTTATCTTGGTCTGCCCAACGAATCAACAAGGGGTCGAAATCAGCACTCGAAGTAGAGCCATACGGAACCGCACCAAAAGCAAGTAGGTGTTTATCGTTCTGGGATAATAAAAGCTGCCCAACCACAATAGGCACGTCATTGGAGTCGTACCCCTGAGCCGTAGCGTAAGCTTGAAGAGTAATAGCTCGGGTAGCCAGTGCCGTTGAGGGGTCATCCGTTGTACCACGTTCCCAATAATAAGGCGCACCGTTGCGTATGTTCATAGCCAAGTCATTATCGAAATTGGCAAACCACCAATCCCGTTGCGCTATGAATACACCGGATGTAGCGCCTGAACCCTCGCCCCAACCCAAGCGCCCCCAACCACCAGTACCCCACCCATAGCCAAAATACCCATTAGCCGCGCCTATACTAATTTCATACGCGCCCACGACCGCCGCCCCGCCATTACCCGTGTCGCTGGCATTTGCTGTAACAGTAACCCCGCTCGTGTTTTTAGCTGTTATGGTGTATGAATTGGCGTTAATGATTGTAGCTATTTCATAGTTTTGGTTTAAAACCGCCGCCGTTATGTTACCCCCCAAAGACACCGCCCCGGAGTAAGTAACAAAATCTCCTGCAAGAGCACCATGCGCGTTATCGGTAACCGTTAAAGTGGATGAGCCATTAGTAGCAGCAAAAGTAACGTCCCCCGCAGCTGTGGTCGTTCTTAGAGGAGTGATGTCGTATAACGTACCACCACCCTCGATATATACCTTTTTATTCGTGCCCAACGCGCAGAAATTGTCATTATAGGTAGTAATCCATCCCCACATCTGACGACAAGTGCCTAGTATTTGAGCCGTGGTGTAAGAAGCCCAACCACCTATCTTTTGCGGGAAACCGCTGAAAAACCGAACTTTCTCAGTCTCCCACCAGCCGCCTTCGCCAGTATAGTTGGTCTGGTCTCTGTTTACCCCCGGACGAAACTCAAGTTTTATAAATGGCATCAGGCAACCAACCCAGTCATGTATTTAGTTTTGCCGTCTATTTTAGCGGCAGTAAGCGTTTCTTTCTTTAACTCGTTAGGGTCGTATGACACATGCACCCACCCGCTATCTGGTACGCCGGGGATATAAAACTCAAGGATAACCTGTTTAAACTCGAGGTTGTCCCGTATCCATGTAGCCAACTCTGCGTTAGGCACCCCAGCAATCTCAATGTCTGCCGCGCAGCCGGTAATGTGGTCAGAAGTCTTGGAGCCCCTTGCCAGTAAGTTGACCTCCTCGCTTCGATATCCGCTATTAATCTTTACAGGCTCCCCATAATGGTCTCGGACGGGCTGCAACACTTTCTCACACAGTAACCTCAAGTTATTCACAACTTCGTCCGAGTCTGGTTTATTGTCAATTCCGCAATCACGCGCCAACTGACTGCGGCATAACTCGTCAAAAGTGAAGTTTTTACTTAGGTTCATTTCTCCCCCCTTTTTCCGGCCCATCTGCCTTTTTTAACCATATCTTCTGAGTTTTCTTTTGGGGTGCCAATCCATAAATGCCGAGGGTTAAAACAAAGTCTATTATCACATGAGTGGCAAACGAACTTACCGTCTGGAATTTGACCATTAAACAATTGATAGGAATAACGATGAGTTGTAAAAACACCTGACTTTACTGACCCAAATTGACCATATCCTGTTTGTTTAAAAACAGCACCATCCCAATTCCAACATTCATTTTCGCCCCATTGTTTGTCAATGTGTGATTTAAATCTGCAATTATTTGAACACCACTTTTCCCTAGATGTTTTTGGGCTAAACAGGGAATTACAAAACCGGCAATTTCTATCTTTGTAAATCATTTTTTCCCACGCATATCTGCCAACTTTTCTATAGTACGGCCACCAAAATATGCGAGGAAGACTATTTGGCCCCAACTTCCTAAGAGCTGGACATAGCTTTCTTGCGCGTTATACCCAAACGCACTCATAGCAGTAAAAAGAAAATAAGCCGTGAAGATTGCTATAAGAGCCATAGGGCGTATGTTTTTGGACAGCCAAGAGTCGCTACTCATGTCGGCTTTCCAGCGATCTGTAACCGCTGCATGTTCAAGTTTGAACAGTTCTGTCTCATTAGCCATCGCAGTTAATTCGCCGTTTTGGGCGAGTTTCGCTAACTCAAGCTGCGCAGCCGCTTTTGCCTGTGGGTCTGGGATAAGTTTATCAACCAGCTTCCCGCCAATGTTTAAAAGTGCATCAAGTACCATAACGCCCCCTATGTTACGTTAATTTTTTAGTTTTAACTGACCTGTCAGTATCTTTTGCAATTTTTCAACAATCAACCTACCGTTTTCGTCTGTTGTTACTGAGTTAAGTGCGGTCTCATCTTTTCTTTCACCTGTAACTTCCCAGTAAACTTCATCGGTTGAATTAATGTCTTCGCAGAAAATCTCAAGAACAGCCCCGTTTAAAATACTTTTTACCGCTGCAAAACCGCTTTCATTTTTTGTAAATCTTATGCAATTACGATTAAGTGCTTCAAATGTGCCCTGTGTCATATTAAAACACTCGTCGATATTTATTGTTGCTCTGCCGTTTACCAATCTAACCATTTCGCTGTATTTATTATTTATACGAGGACTTTCTATAACGGAATGAATTAGTCGGTGCGTGGGGCTTAAATTTGTTAGTGGGTGTGGTATATTAAAATTTTTCGTCCCTGTAACATCTAAATCCCCGTCTATAGTTATTCCAGTCCATCCGTTATACCCAGTCATATACCCATCATATCTAAGGTCTGTGTATATTCCAGCAAAAGACCCGGAAGCCACGAACCCATTGTCTGCCCTAAGATTCCCCCCGGCAGTTATATCTCCGCTTGTATTAATAGTAGCCGCGTTCAAGGTACCTGTAAAAGTTGGAGAAGCAGACAGCACCACGTCCCCGGAGCCCGTAGAAGTCGTAACACCTGTACCACCCCTAGCGACCGACAAAGTACCTGTAGTACCAGCAACTATAGGCAACCCTGTACAGTTAGTCAGAGTGCCCGAGCTGGGAGTGCCTAACGCGCCACCATTCGTTACAAAAGCGCCTGCACTACCTACGTTTACCGCCAAAGCAGTAGCTACGTTTGCACCCAACCCACTCACACCCGTAGAAATAGGTAGCCCAGTACAACTGGTTAAAGTACCCGAAGCAGGAGTGCCAAGAGCCGGTGTAACAAGCGTAGGAGATGTAGCAAAAACCAACGCACCTGAACCCGTTTCATTAGTTACCGCAGCAGCTAAATTGGCACTGCTGGGAGTAGCCAAGAACGTAGCTACACCCGTACCTAACCCACTTACACCCGTGGAGATAGGAAGCCCTATGCAGCTAGTCAAAGTACCCGAACTGGGAGTGCCAAGAGCAGGAGTCACCAACGTAGGAGAAGTAGCAAAAACCAGCGCCCCAGAGCCTGTCTCATCAGATACAGCAGCGGCAATTTGCGCCGAAGTAGCCGTTAACGTATTGCTGGATAAATTTATAGTCTTATTGGTCAGCGTATCGGTTGTTGCTCTACCCACTAAAGTGTCTGTAGAAGTCGGTAACGTCAACGTACCTGTGTTAACAATCGAACTAATAACGGGGGTGGCAAGTGTAGGAGATGTGCCGAATACCAGCGCCCCAGACCCAGTTTCCCCCGTAACCGCCGCCGCCAAGTTAGCGCTGCTTGGAGTAGCCAAGAACGTAGCCACATTAGCACCTAACCCGCTAATCCCGCCCACAGGTATAGTACAGTTAGTCAACGTACCCGAGCTAGGAGTACCCAGCGCCCCGCCATTAACTACAAAAGCCCCAGCACTACCTACGTTAACTGCCAACGCAGTTGCAACACTTGTACCCAATCCACTTACACCTGTGGAAATGGGTAACCCTGTACAGTTAGTTAAGGTGCCAGAGGTGGGCGTACCCAATACCGGGGTAACCAGCGTCAAAGATTCCGCGTAGTCAAACTGGGAAACCACATTTGTGCCATTGGCGTATAGAAGAGCTTTTTTGCCGTTAGGTATAGTTATGCCCGTACCCGCTGCTGTTTTAACCGTTATACTCTGCGACCCTGTGGTAGCGTTATGCACGATGTACGGCTTTTCTGTGGTGGGAACTATCAACTCTCTTGTGGCCGTTAAAGACACCGCAGATGTTACATACAGGTAAAGATTACGAGCATCTTGCGCGGCGTTGCTGTCGGACAACGTGAGAGTTTTATTGGCGTCGGAAGCAAAACTGATATTTATATACCCAATCAAGCCCTCTTCCAAAGCATACAAGAAATTGTTGTTGGTCGTAGTGCCCCAAGTACCGGTTTGATCGCCGGTACCCATCAGCTCTATTTTAAGACTTGGTGAGTATGTAGATGCCATTTTCTTACCCTCGTTTAATCCTTATTTGTTTAACCCAATTTTTATGCCTGTTATCAGCCCAATAAAACCACCAACGATGGTCTGAAAGGCCGGGCCGACTATTGCAAAAAGTTGATCGTTGTCAATGCCTTCATTAAAAAACCCCATTAAAAACACAAAAACCATCGCCAACAAAATTATCGAGAGCGTGTAGCAAGCTACCAGCGTTACCCTAGCCGACAACTGTTTATCATCCATCACTTGCTTATCCATCACTTGCTTATCCTGTCTATCTTGTCTTCTAAACGTATCATCAGCTCAACAAGCCTGTCCATATCGTGCTTATTGCTAGTAACTCCAACCTGTACCGTCCCCAGAGCCTATCTCTGCTGCATAGGT